ATCTGAACTACGGAGCCATAAGCACGAGTTATCTTACAGTATAAGCATTGAAGAAACTCTTTGAAAAGAAAATGCTATTGGTGATCCCATGGAGAATTGAACTCCAGTTTAGAGAATGAAAATCTCTTGTCCTAGTCCACTAGACGATGGGACCATATTAGCCGTTTCTATACTCTTGGGCGGCAAACCCCTCACGCTTTCCTCCTCTTCCCCAGTGTTAGGCGACTATATCTGGCATAAGCAGTTTTTTCGCAATTCAAGCGGTAGTTATGGAATAACGTTACCTCCTCATTACTTGGACCTGCAAACGTTGGTAGTAGCTCCACAAGCACTCCCATAACGAGCCCTTGTTTCAACGCCTGGTATCCCAGAATGGATTCGAACCATCGACCTACGGTTTATGGTGGGGAGCAACAGACTCGAACTGCAATCTCCTTAGGTTTTACCCTAAAGTATCTTACCTTTGAACGAACTCCCCGAAGACCGTTGCTCTATCCAGCTGAGCTACTGGGATATATGTTGTACGGTTGTTTTGCCGTTAGCAAGCATTATCACCGTACTTGGGTGGATTTTGATTCCGTGCTCCGCCTTACACTTGTGCTCTATTACTAACTGAGCTGGAGGCCCAGGAGAGTTACGATATCTCGACCTACAGATTAACAGTCTGTTGCTCTGCCTCTGAGCTACTGAGCCATATGGTGCGCCAAGAGGGATTCGAACCCACGACTCACAGATTAAAGGTCTGTTACTCTACCAACTGAGTTATTGGCGCATATGGTGCTCTAGGGCTGACTCGAACAGCCGACCTTTCGCTTATCAGGCGAATACTCTAACCAACTGAGCTACTAGAGCATATTTGGTGGTTCCGTTCGGATTCGAACCGAAGTCTGACGGATTATGAGCCCGCTGCTCTAGACCACTGAGCCACGGAACCAAATTCATGCCAGCTCTAAACCTCATCAGCTGACTCGTTACCCATTATTCAATCGTAACTTTCCATTAATTTTGTATTGTGATTAAGTGTATGTATTATATCATACATCTTACATTTTGTCAAGTGTTATTTTCAAGCGTTTCAGGAGTCTTGAATACCTTTCCATTGAAGATCAGCGCAGCGTCCAAGAACTTGTTCACACGCTTATCAAGAGATGCGTAATAATTCTTTAGTAGACGCTCCTTGGCAATCTTCTTACCAATCTCTACATCAAACTCATCTCTAGGATCACAGGTGACAACAGTTCTGAATTCAGAGGGCATCATGTACTTTTCATTGGGCACTACACAAAAATCAGTATCCGCAACAGTCTTACAAATCTTATTCAGTGCGTCCCACCGAGTGTTTTCCAGCAGACCAATAACCTGTCGCTTCTCTTCGTTTACAAAATACTTAATTGCCATATTTTTTGTTCCTCTCATTAATTTTGTATTGTTTTAAGCTGTAAATATTATAGCACATCTTTCTTCATTTGTCAAGCCCCTTTGTAATCTCCCGATTCAAGGCCGCTCTCCTTTGAAGTATCTGTATTATAGCACACTTTCCATTATTTGTCAAGGGGGTATTTAAGTTGCATATCTGTAAGAATGACCATCTTTCTTCCAGTCAACAAGGCAATATCGAATATCATCATTTTCATATCCCATAATGATACTCCAAATGAAAACATCATCGCTGCCCACAAGCGTCATGATAGTCTGATCATCTTCTACACCACAAACTATATCCGCTGCCTCCATAGCGGCAACAACGAAATCCTCAAGCAGCGCACTGTTCTTCATTTCATCATAGCTCATGTCAAAAAACTCTTCAAATGCGGGATTTCCGTTTCTATCCGCCAGGATTACGGGAGTCCAACACTGTTCGTTTCTTTCAATGGCAAAGTAATTCTTGCTCATATCTTTACTCCTTCGTTAATTTTGTATTGTATCTCTGAAGTGTCTGTATTATAGCATATTTATTTCTATTTGTCAAGAGGGTATTCTTTAAAAATTTTGATCAAATAAAATGGGATTTTAGAGAGCTGTGTAGACTTATAGCGTACCAAATATACGTTACCAAATAAGTGAATTGGATTTTTCCCCTTTGCCCATTGTATGTTTGCTCATTGCTTTGCTGTTAACTTTTTCATAATTCCTCCAACAGTTCATCCTCAATGACAAGAACATTAACCTCTCCAGTATGTGCAGTGCAGCGATCAATTGCAATTATACCATTTCCATAATAAGGTTCCCAAATTGCAGTTTCTCCAAATTCATCAATACAATCAAATGGGCCATTCTTAGCCATATCATCCATCATATGACCATAGCTGCAATGCCAGTGTCCGCATACAATAGTCTTCTCAGGCTCCACAAAGCCTTTTCTGGCCATATCCATACCGTTTAACCATCTAGCCTGTTCCCACTCAGAAAAGTGCGCATGACGCCACTCTGGGTTAAATTCAAACTTTCTATTTCTAGTATAATAGCTAGGCAAATTATCCTTGCAAATAACCGGGATCCAGCCATGTACAAAAATATAATTCTTAGTCTCAAAATAATTGACAGTCTTGCCCCACAAAGATTTCATTTTTTCACGTACGACGGCGCAACCATCATAAAAATTCTCTGCATGGGGAACGAGGTCAATAATAGATTTTGCCGTACCATTTGACCAATCATGCCTTCCAGGGTATCCTCTTTCAAGGCATTCTTCCATTAGACTTTCGTGATTTCCTTTTACGTAAATTAACTTATCTTTTTCAAGCATGTCCTTAACAAAATCGTACACCTGAATAGATTCATCCAGTCTATCGAACAAATCTCCGCATACGACAATTTTGTGACTAGGATTGTTTTCATCAAAACCCGCTTCTTTTAATGCCTTCATCCACGGAGTATATGCACTATGAATATCAGAACTTACAAAAAATTTGGGCATACTTACACCTCCTTAAAACCACAAATGCCACCACGCCCGTAGCGTCTTCTTCCATTTGCCATTCTTAAATTCATAGCCGTCAATATATACTTTATTATTAATAATTGTAGTGCTACGGCACTTAGTAGGAGGCGGTGGCAATTCTACGCCATTAACAATAACAGTTCCGTCAATAATAGCAGACCCACTAATAATGTTGCTTCCCTTAATTACATTGCAGCTACCAATCATTACATTATTTCTACCGTTACACTTTTGATTAATATTCATGCTTCCACTCCCTCTCCACAATTTGGGCAATAATTATACTTAGGCGCACTATATGGCTTTCCCGCTCTCAAATCATAAATTAAATGCGAGTATCTTATGGTTACATACCCACACTTAGAACAACAGCATTCATGACTGACTGTCTCTCCAATTATATTTTCCTTATGTATCCATTTCATTCGCTTTTCCCTTACCTAAAATACTCCGCAGGCACATGTTTAGTTAACCACACACCGTTCTTGGATTTGTAAAACTTATATCCATCTTCATGCATTCTTAGCGCATCAATGCAGTAAATCATAGGTGCACCATGTCTCTTACCGACCTCCATTGCCGTATTAGGATCAGTAGACAAATGCACATACAATCTGGACTTAGGAATAAGCCCCTCTGTATCAATGCTCTTCATGTATTTAACACCAGTTCCATGCCAAAGCATCTCAGGAGGCACAGCTTCTTCAAGTTCCACGTCTACATCAATAGAATGCCCCTGATTGGCACGAATCATAGTCTTATCTTCATTGAAAGAATAGCGCTGCTTATCATCTGTTGCTACAATCTCTTCAAGCATTTTCATATCTAGCTTGTGAGTTTTATTTACGCCATCAATAAGATCCTTTACATTGGCCCAGCCATGCTCATCAAGGCTGATGCCAATTGTTTCTGGCTTATGGCGCAAAATTAAACTAATATATTTACTTACTTTTGTTAGGTTCATTTCTAATCTTCGCTTCCTTCCTTAAAACAATCTTGACTTATATAATTTGGCACTTTTTTAACAACACGTGAACGTCCATCATATTCACATGCCAATTCTTTTATATCATAACAACTAGAAAAATATTTGCACTTTGTGCAATGTTCAAATTGCACAACTAGTGTAAGATCTGCCCATTTAAAGGGTTTAATCTTTGCATTCTGTTCCATTAGTTTATCTTCTCCATTTAAAAATCTTCTTTTATATGTCGTAACATCTATCTCGTTTCATATTTTTATATCCAGTTACAACGGCTTTCTCAGTAACTTCCGCAAAAAATCCCATAGCGTGATTTTTTGATATTGAAACTCCGAAATAGATATCGAATTCTAACTTTTCGTCTTCACAGTAAAACTCTACTTCGTCCGCTGAAATTTTCCCTTCCATTACACGCAGAGAAAAAACCGATAGATAAAGTTCACTAGAAGTTTTAATAGGAATATCTTGTGTGATTGTGTTTCTATGGGTGTTATAAACTTCAATCATATCGTCAACAGCATCGTATACCTTAAAGTCAGAAATAGGTTGTCCGTCTTTACTATATATAACTTTAATCATATTCTTACCTCTTAAAACTCTGCTTTTATTTGTTTAATATCTTCACAACAACAATGTTCGCACATATCATCTTCTTCATCCGTTAAAGGTCTGCCTAAACGATAACAATAACCACTATCGTAAGCATCACAATTATCTTTATTTACCATAATATTCACTCCTATTAATTTTGTATTGTTATTATACCAAAAATTTTCCATATGTCAATTAGGCAGGATAAACAAATTTTACCCTGCCTAACTGGTTATTCTAGTATACTAAACATAATAATTGGACCATTCTCGCCTGCATATGGAAGCGCTCTAATTGTGTTATAGTCGATCCACTCTGCGGCCTCTTCATAGCTCCATTCTTCATCATGCATTAATTCTTCTACCATTTTATCGTAGTCATAAACTACTCTACCATCTGTCGTTACTCCCACTATTGAACCATCATATGACATGTTGTCAAAGACTATTGCATCCTCTGGGAGTTCGGCACGTAATTGTAGGTTTACTGCCATGAACTTCCCTTCTTTCGTTTATTAATTTTGTGTTGTTAAGTTGTTGGTTTTGCACCATTCTTCGTATTGTTCTGGAAGCAAATAAATATATTCCCAATGAAGGCCACCAACTGTTTTGAAATAATATCCCTTGCAACATTTGTTAATGGATGAGTCATCCAAACCTGTTTCTCTCTTAACTTCTCTGGCTGTTTTATAAATACGATTAGTCTCTATGCACCTAATGTACCTCTTACCTTTATATTCTAAGCCAAGATCCTCCATAGAAAAATTATCGCTGCCCAAACACCAATGAAATCCGCCAGCAATTACCGAATGATCTTCTGACATACAAGACTTCACAATTGAACTGTGTGCAATTCCTGTTTCTCTTTCTGCTTCTCTTGCACTTTTATATATTTTATCTGTTTCAATGCACTTAACAGATATGCTTTTGGCTGGATTTTTCATTTTTTCCAACCAATTTTTGTATGTATCTTCGTCCATTCGCTCCTGTGGCGACACTCCATACATAGGATGGTCTTTCCCTTTTGGCTTGTTATTTTTCTGTTTGTACAACCATTCTTGGTATGTTGTTTCATCCATTCTCTCTTTTGGAGATACACCATATTGTGGATTATCTTCACCGTGTGGTTTATTTGTCTGTTGCTTATAAAGCCATTGTTTGTACGTATCTTCATCCATTCGTTCTTTTGGAGAAATACCGTACATTGCATTGCTTATACCACTATTAGCTTGTCTTATTCTCTCTTTTGTTTCTTCAGTATGTAAAAACCCACTATCTCCACCACTTGTAAGATTATAACCATATATCGAATTATTCGAGCTATAATAAGCGATTAAATATTTTTCCATTTTACAAGCATCATCGTGAGAGAGGTTAAATGAAACAATTTCATGTTTAAAATTTTCCCAACCATATTTTTGAATTGCATTCCAAAAATATCTATTATGTTTATATCCTTTGCCTTCATTCCACCTATGTTCTGGCTTCTTGCACGTAATTCCAATATATTTTTTATTATTTATGATATTGGTGTGCATATAAACACACCAATTATTATTGATTTGTTCCAATATTAAGTCACTTCCATGTTGTCAAATTCCTTTCTTTTTGAGCTTTTTGTTTCGCTTTTATTTCTTTTTAATCAAAATTCCCTCGTTGTACCAAAAATTGAAATTTAAATCGTAGGAAAACAATAGTATCTTACCCTTCTCATTTAGACGGTTCTTGTCGATTCGCAGGCCAAAATATTGCTTCTGAGGATCAAGGTCATGTGCTACCTCTTCGCCCCAATTATCGTCATAAGCCAAATATTGCAACGACGGATATTCTTCTGGTGTAATTCTTTTACCAAGCGTCAATAAATCGACTGGATGCTTTATGCCCTTAGCCGCACCAATATTATTACTCGACAGATCAAACACACTATCAAATACTGTTGCGTCAGTCAGCTGGAATGTGCACATACCGAATAACTTCAATTCCTTTCCAAGCTCAACAATCTTGGTAGCAGTTGCCTTAACCTTAACCCAGTCCTCAGCGCCCCAAGCTTTCAATGTATCAACCGCAAAGCAATTACAATTATAAACAAGCTTTGCTCTTCTGACTTCCAACTCAATTGCTTCATCGCTATAATCAGAGGTAATATCATTAAAATAGAATTTGCCTTCCAGCTGTTCTTCCATCCAGTTGGCAACCTTAATTACGTCCTGATATTCCTTTGTGCTTTTAATTCTGTTAAGGAAATCTTCTTCGCTTTCTGTGAAGTTTCCCTTGCCATCATTTTTTCTTTCTATAAACTCACCTGTAACATCATCTCTGTACATGCCCATGGTGATTTCTTTTTCAGGCTTCATAAGCTCAACACCATGAAGTTCCTTAAATTCCTTGCAGTTTAGTACAGTAGTAATCAAGCAGTTCTTCATTGCATCTTCAGTCATCTCATTACTTAGCAGCATAAACTTTTGTTTTTTAACAAGAGTAACATATGCAATTAGATTAACAAGATTTCTTGACTTACCTTCATTGGAAAGAAAACCTTGGAATAAAACATTTCCAGGCAATAGACCTCTAAAATATTCATTGTATCCCTTCCAGTGCGTCTGAATGCCAAATTGCGGAGCCAACAAATAAGAATCAACAACTTTAGAAACTCCCTTAGTAAGCAATACAGGCTCTTCAATAACATTAATTTTAGTATTAATTTTATCTGCCTTACTGCGCATCATACGATACACATCATGAGCCGTCATGTACTGGAAGTTCTTCATTGACAGCATTTTTTCAGCAGGGAATCCTTGCTTGTCATATTCACGAATCAATGAATACTTCTTGACCGTATTAAATACGTTCTTAAAATCATTAGGATCTGCTAAATCCATCATGTTCTGAATGGTTTTCCATCCACCATAACTCTTGTATGACTTCAATCTTTCAGAGTTTTGCGTTACAAAATTATTGATTTTGTTCTGAGAAATATCCTGACTGAAAGTTAAATAGTAATCTTCAAACAAGTCATAAAAAAATCTTGTCGCAGGATCAGACAAGTCATACTTAGACTTTGTAGATTCACCATAACTTAGATATAAATCTGGTTCTTTATACATACAGCCGCAAAACAATAGCTCCGACTGTACATTTGTTTTATCAAATTTCACTGCATTATTTTCATTTTGCAATTCTGTCACCTACTTAAAATTCATCTAGTAAATCAGAAATGTCATCCAAACCTTCATGCTTGATTTCTGTTCTGATCATGCTATCATAATTAATGCGCACAGCTTCCCTTTGCGCTCTTTCAGCTTCAATGCGCTCAGCTTTCAATTTCTCTTGATGCTTTCTCCACTGCGGAAACTTCTTGAGAACAACTGCCAAGTCATAATTTATTCTATGAACTCCATCGATATTTTTACCATTCACCCTATTATTTCTGTTAATCCTATTAAGAGTTGTTTGACCATCACGCCAACATGACACAAAATCTGCATAGTCAATTGGCTTTGACTTACGTCCATATGTACCAGTAATAACCGCATCAAGACGTGTAAATACTGTACCTGGAACCTCTACAATATCATAGTTGTCTAACAAGTGATTGTATATATCATCTCTATTGAACCAAAATTCTATTGCTTCCTTTGCGTCATTTTCATACTCGCCCACGTGGCTCAATGCATCCTTCCACATCTTATGTGGATTTTTACCTGCAAGTCTTTGTTCTACACGTTCTTTAAAGCACTTGCTATGATAATATTTATTTTTAAACAGTGTTACATCATGAACATTATTTCTGTCAATAAGTATACTGTCCTTACAATGCTCACACTTTCTTACTGTAGAATTAGCCATTTTAGATCTCCATTTCTGCCAATGCATATATAAAGATAGGGAGGACTAAGCCTCCCTACATTAATTTCATACTGTTATTCAGAAACAATATTTAGAATCTGCTGAAGGACATTTACATCAGTTACCTTTGTAAAATTCGTAGGAAGATTTGCTTCAGTCAGCTTCTTTTTCATTTCCTGCTTACCTTCATTACTTAGCTTTGCAACAGCACTCTTGATTGTTGCTCTCAAACTATCAGCTGAACCAGCAGCTACAGATTTATCCTCTGCTTCCGCAGCATTACTACCCATCATCTGCTTTTCAAAGATTGCCTGATCGGTGTCAATTGCCTTGTCCAAGTCATTTCTCAAAGTAAAATCTGCCTTGCCCTTACCCTTCTGAATAACACTTTCCCAAGCAAGCAAGGAAGGATTCTCAATAATCTCACCTGCAGAGTAAACACGAGTTCTATCCTTAATAACTTCGGCACACACCTGACCTAGATCATCTCTATACAATCTGACTAGAGTCTTAGTGTTGTAATCCATTCCCTTAAAGGAATCATACACACGCTTGCCAGTAGCAACGCTAGTAATCTTACCATCGTCTCCTTTGACGGAAACAGTCTCGTCCTTTTCTCTTGCAGTGATAATAACATGCACACCACATGCCATCAGAGAAAGAACTAGATCCTGTCCTGAGTAATTCAGCTGGGAGTAGTCCTTTAGCTCTAGGTTTGCATTACTTACTGCAACAAACTTCTCTTCTGCAGTTGCGCCAGACTTTTCAGCCTTAATCTTATTTCTCTTTCTAGATAGATCCAGTAGGCTCTGAGAGCTAACTAGCTTTAGAACAGAAGTACCATCTAGAACTAGCGCATCAGGGTAGAAGTCTTCACCATAAGCATCCTTAACGATCTCATCAGTTTCATTACCATCTTCATCCAATTCGTAGAATGGCTCGTGATCTCTTACCTTTGCAATGTATTCCTTAATTTCCTTCTGAGACTGGCTATATACAATATATACGTTTCTCAAATCAATACCGTTCTCTTCTAGTTCAGCTAGGCATTCTTCACAGCCGCCACTCTCTGCATCTAGAACTAGTAATCTAAAAGGAGTTCCATCCTCTCTCTTAAAATAAGCCAGCTGTAGCGCCATAGTTGACTTACCAACACCTGGCTCACCATAAAATAACATGTTTAGCTTTGGTTTAATTGTGCTTCCACTTCTTGCTATTGCCATATATCTTTAATCTCCTTTTATGTCAAATGTTAATTACCATGGATCAGACTCATCGTCTGTATCATCATAACTATCGCCCCAACTATCATCAGAACTCTCAGTTGTCTTGCCAGAGAAATTCTGCTCGGCAGTCTTAGATGCCTTTACCTTTGCAACCGCCTCTGCAACATTCTTCTCATTATAAGTCTCACGATCAATAGTACTAGGAGTGGCACCCGTAATAATCATTTCAGCCTTAGTAGGATTAGAAACTCTATTCATTGCATTTGCTTCACCCCAAGAATCCTCTTCCTCAACTTCCTGAACGCTATGAGATACTTCAATCTTACCATGTACAGTAATAGCAGTATAGGGCTTTAGATTCTTCTTAAATAGGTTCGCTAGGCTCTTATCAAGAATATAGAATTCAGTATCAACAATATCAGAATAAGTTACAATCTTAGCAGAAACAATGAATCTACCAGTTGCCTTATCATCTACCTTTTCCTGATCTACGCCCATAAACACAATGGTCTGAGTGAAATCATGTGCAGGCTTATTATCTGCATCATCATACTTACTGAAATCTACTTCCTTACACAGAGAAATCTGGCTAGGAATATACTTTACACTTCTACGAATATTACCTTCGTTATCAGTATAGCTGCTAAATTCGACATTGCCCTTAATAAAAGTAGACATATCATCCTTTAGATTTGCATTGATATACTCACATGCATCAAAGGGTGCCATAGTCTTCTTGTCATTAACTTCCTTGCCACTATTATCTCTAGTCTTAGTTAGTCCAAGACCAACGCCAATCATGCGGAAGCCCTCTTCGTTAAACTTGTTTCTATTTGCCCAAGGCACGTCCTTAGTTTCAGTCTTGCCAGTTGCCTGATTTCTCTTAGAAAAATAAACCTTCTGCTGGGGCATACCATTCAGATTTAGATAAATAGTCTGCTTATCATCATATTCGCAGCCAAAATTTACTGCTCTAAAATCCTTGCCAGTCTTAGTCTTCTTATCAGTATAGAAGCGATCCTTTTCTACACCATTAATAATACCTCTCACCTGAAAGGTTCCCTTGGTTTCCTGCAAATCAAATACCCTGTTGCTCATTTTGTTAATCTCCTTTGTCCATTAATCCTTTATAGTAATTATCAAGTTGAAATGATGTAATATATCCATTTTTTATTGCATCATCACAATAGATCCAATGAAGCTTCTCTCCGGTGTCTGGATGTTTATTGGCATAATTTCGCTCTCCTCTACAACATGCTCCAATATTACATGTGGTAAAACCATACTTATCTTTCACAGCCTTTGCACCCCAAAAAATTTCATTTAATTCAACGCAATAAATTGGGTGATGTCTAGAGCTATCTACGCCTGTGTATTTTCCTTTTTTGGAATTGCTAATTTTTTGTTTTGTCTCATCATCAAACACTCGTCCAATAAGCGACATTGACAATTTTCTTTTTGTTTCGTCTGACATTGGACGCCCTGCGTTATTGGGAGGCTTACCCTTTTTTGCATTAATTAATTTTTTACGTGTTTCTTCGGATATTTTTCTCCCAGTATTTGCTTTCCGTATTATTTCTTTCATTTCGTCAGACATTGGTATTCCATAATTCCATGGAGTTCTACCAGAAACGCCTTCGCCACCATCAGTAAGATTATAACCATACCTTGGATCATTAGATTTATAATGCTTTATTAAACATTTTTCTACGGCACATGCGTATTTAAAAGTTTCGTTATATAAAACAACTTCATGTTTAAAGTTGTTCCATCCATATTTCTGAATTGCTCTCCAAAAATACTTTTGAGTTCTGTATCCTTTACCATCTCTTCTCCATCTATCTTCTGGATTTTGGCCAGTGATACCAACATATTTCTTCCCATTTATTTTGTTTGTATGTAAATAAACACACCAATTTTGTTTTTCATTTGAAATTTTTTGTATTGTTAAAACGCCATTATTAATTTCCTCCATTTTACCAACACACTTTTCTATTTATTAATTCAAGCAACTTCTATGGTTGCAATTTTCACAACACAGCTCATCATGTGCCTCATCTTCATACGCAACAATATCATCAAAAAGTTCTCCAAAAATGTCATCAAGATGATCCATCAGTTCAATCATATTCTCGCATTCAAAAATTTCATCAATAATGGTGTACTTTACCATTTCATAGTTGGTTTCTCCCTCCATCTTGAACTTCCACACCCAATCAGTATTACAGCATGTACTAACATAAAACATATTCTCATCATATGCCTTAGTCATGTCAATGCAGCAAACATCATCCATGTCGTTCTCTGGCCCAACCCATAGAGTTTCAATTTTACTAGTTCCGTAATAAACCATATAGTACCTCTCTTTTTGTCATAAATTTTGTATTGTTAATTATAAAAATATAATTTCCTTAGTAGTATCTATTATCTAAATTTGGATTCATATAAACATAAATATCTTCTTCTTTATCTCCGCAGTTTAACCCAACATGTCCCTCACATTCTGGACAAACTGATTCAATTATCGATTTCTCAATAGAAACTTTTTTGTTTGTTTGGTATATATGCCCACAACTTTGGCACTGAATCCACGTGCGCTCTTTTCCCCTGCCTTCCAAACATATGTAACCTCCCTTCACCAGCTGTAAAACACACATTCATTTTGTATTGTTTCTTTTGCTAGTGATAGTATAACATATTTTTTCTATTTTGTCAAGCCCTCCCTCGCCGCCATACTTTTCTTATAATAAACTAATATATAATTCCATCAATTCCCCTTTAATAACATATTGATTTGCCCCCACCCTAGTCTCCCTTAGCTCTTCAGTTGTAATGTAAATATCTTCCTCATTAATATTTAATCCAATGCGTTCCCCATCAACAAAAGGATGGAGAACACATCTTTTAATTTTTTGAGATCCATAAAGAGCATGCTTAATTTGGACATCTGCATTTTTTCCGTTCAATTCATTAAATTTTCTCGTAAATTCTGTAGTAATAGTCTGAAACAATTCTAAATCCCCCTTAATAATGTCAATAACTTAAACAAAATCTTTAAAGCGGTGTGTTAAATTATCTACGTAACTATCTGAATGAAAACCATATTTACAAGCCAATTCCGCACCATCTTGAGATTTCAAGAAGCTTTTCAGGTCAAGCCCAGTTTCTTGCATCCCTTGACACAAATAATGATACATACCAGATATGTGTATATTTTTCATGGTTAGTCCGGGGATACCAACATGATCTCTAAAATTTTGTACTTTCCTATACACCCATCTGAAATATTTATCATTTGAATCTGTTGCATGCGCATTATCTCTTTCTTTGTATAGATTGCCAATTCCAACAAGCTTTTTAACTCTTAATGATTCTCCGTAGCACATATACTCAATTTCATCAAATGTCTTGTTTAAAAGCTCACATAACCTATCAGTTAATTCAATTATTCTTCCGTCTGAAAAGTACATTTCCTTTTCCTTAAAATCGACCATAGATCTATTGATATTCACCAAGTCAATCATACTTGGTCCAGAAATACCTTCCCATAAACACTCTAAAATTGCCTTATCAGTCCAATTATACAACTGGTCTTCTATTTCAATTATCTCTTCTCTTGATAAAAACTTATTGCTTTCCTCTGGAACGCACGGCTTAAGTAGTTCTATAGTAATATTTTCATATGATTCCGTAACTTTTTCTTTGTGATAATAGCGTCTCCAAGCGCAATAAGCTTTTAATATTGTGTTGTAATTTAAAAGCACATATACAGACTTCGCTTTAAACTCTGTATACATTGCAATCACTTCATTTTGATTAAACTGACTGCAATCTTTATCATACTTCTCTTCAAATGGTTCTGTTTTCCTCAATAGACTATATAAAGATGTTCGGGCCACAACCCTGGATCTCATATAGTCTTTTATAAACCCTTCTTTCATTTCAGATTGATACATTTTTGTTTGCCACCCTTCGTGGAATATTATATATTACGAACACGTGTTTGTCAATTTGTAATTGTTGGAATAATCATATTCTTGTCAAATCATGTCGTCAAGAATGTTTGCTGCCTTTTTCTGCTTTTCCTTGGACAATTCAGCATATCTCTGCGTGGTTGAAACATTTTTATGATGTAACTGTCTGGCGCACAGATAAATATCTCCAGTTTTTTCATATAGGTTGGTCGCACAAGAATGGCGCATTACATGAGGTGTAACCTTTTTATCAGTTGCACCAAGTGTATATTTATCCATCAAATCCTTAACAGACCGTGCGCTAAGTCTATTTTTCTCTTGAGATACAAACAACGCATTGCTGTTTACATCGCTAAAATATTCCTCTCTGTCTTTTAGCCACAGTTCAACTTGCGCTTTAAGATTATCTCCTATGATTACAAAATCATCATGATCTCCCTTTTCTGTAATTCTAATTTGATTATGTTTTAAATCCAGATCGCCAATATCAATTTGCACAATTGCAGAAATGCGCAGTCCAGTAGCAAATCCAAGTTTTAAAAGACACATATCTCTATTTAACATTCTTGGATTCGCTTTTTCTTTAACATTTTCAAAGATTTTTGCCATTTCTTCAGTGCTCAAGAATGTAACATTTGGATTATCTTTCATTTGAGGTCTTTTTGTATTTGCCACAGGGTTTGTAGAAATATAATCTGGTACCAAGAATTGAAAGAATGAATTTAAAGAAGACCAGTTCAATGTTTTATGACTATCAGATGTACGCTCTGTTTTCCCTTTTACAGTCTTTGTTCTCAGAGAAGCAATATATCTATTGATATGAGTTGCATTCACACTAGAATAAAAATCTTCTTTAATATTTTCTCCAAATGTAAATTTTATAAACTGAATTACATTTTCTATATACACTTTTGCAGTTCTATATGATTTGCCTGCACCAATGAGGCTGTAATAATAATCTGTTAAGATAGAAGGCATAGAATCAAGTTTTTTCATGACCTGTTGTTCAATTTGTCTTTCTTTTTCAAGTCTACCACTCAATGTAAGTTCCCTCCTCTTTAATTTTCTTGGCTCTCCAGTTAAAGAACACAACGGAAATAAAAATCCACAGACCAATTACATCCTTAAAAATTGCACTGATTGCCATAAGGAAAATATACCATAACCAACCAATGAACAGTCCATCAATTTCGCTATCTTTCATGGTCTTTGTAACAGGCATATGTACACTTGGATCCACCTTATTAGTGATATCAACAATTCTTTTGCAGAAATCATCTGCATTTATCCACCAACGTTTATCAGAAAGCTTGCACAAAATTCTATTAGTATTAGGAATAGAGCAAACAAAAACCGCTTCTTGGACTTTTCCGCAAAAATCAATAATAAAAACAGTACCAGTATAATATTTTGTCTTATTAACGACAATATAATTCTCTCTAGTATAATTCTCTGCCATTAGCCAATGTCCTCCAAGTAGGAAATAGCTTCTTCCAATGCGTCGATAGCTGCCTCAAGATTTTCCTGCGCTTCTACTGAGTTTAATCCGTTTTCAGATTCTTGTAGACCCTCAGGCATGTTGTCGTAGGCTTCCTGCTCTTCGTCATAAATGCTTTGCACCAAATCTTCAATTTTCTTTACAGCTTCCATAATTGCTTTGCGTCTTGCTTTGTTCATACAGTGATACCTCCGCTAACAGAATTTACATAATCATTGATCATTTGTTTTCTATTTTTTCTCTTTTGCTTTGTATTATCTCTCTGTCTCCAATACGGATGTTCTTCGTGCTTCACCAAATGCCAACACTGCTTCTGAAGACAGTTTTTTGCCTTCATTTGTTTTACAGTCATATGTCCACGATGCAGCTTACAATAAGCGCAACAATTATCCGAACACGTATTAAACAAACACTGTTTCATTTTTCTCTTTTCCTTTCTGCATTATACTACATTAATTTTGGATTGTCAAGGACATTTATTTTCGAATATTTGTTCTATTTTATGCAATCTTTTTACGCTTCAGAATTGCATTTCTATAAGGAATAAACTCCTTTTTCTCATTATAACCAGCATCCATAAGAATTTTCTGTCTTTCTTCCTCGGAAATGACCTTAATAATCTTAATCTTGTCAGTAATAATCCAAGTTGCCTTACCATATTCCTTGAAGTAATACCAACCATTCTCAGGAATTCTATCTTCAAAGCATTTCTTTTTCAATTTGGACACTTCATCATTATAATTGATTGTACAATTGTATTCGATGTATGCCCATACACGTTTCCAACCCTTGCGCCTTCCCTTATAAAAGCCATTGCCAAGAGCATCAACAGACATAAGCCAAGGGGCTGCAGGAATAATTCCACAGTGGATTCCAGGTCTCGGTGCGAACTTGGCACCATAGTGAATTTCTGCATTAATCCACTCGTCAATAGGGTATACAGTATTCTTGTCCAGAAACAAAGGATACAAGTTGCCCTCAGGATCTTGTTCAAATAATTTCCATCCATAATTTGTTTTCATAATTTAAATCTCCTTTCCGTATCTCCAAACTTCTCCAAAATAAGGAGTTCCATTCTTAATAGAGTCTCTAATTTTTGCCTTGGCTTTAGGTAATCTGGCTTTATTGCCACCAGTTACACCCATCGCTGCCTTCTCCAAGCTTGCATACTTCTTTGTTCCACACCAAAAATAGGGTCTATTATCCTTTTTATTTTTCTTTTTTTGATTTTCGCTAGGAACATAACCATCGGGCACAGCACTTCCCTTATTTACATTGCAAATTGTACACATGGTCTGCATATTTTCAATGCAATCCATACCGCCCTTGCTTTTTGGCCAAATATGATCCTTTGTCATCAGCACATCATCATCAGAATACAAATTAAAATGCGCTCTCTTTAAGTTGCTGCCATGAGACTTTTCTAGTGCATAATAAGCACCAGTTCTGCCACAACATACGCATTTATATCCCTTTTCAATAAAAGTTTTATAACGCAAGCTAGTTGTATACACGTCATGGCCCTCGACAACGATACTATGATTATTATTTTTGTCACAATG